AGTTGCAAATGACTGTACCTACAGGTGGCGGTACAGTTACTAATATGGGTACAGCTACAAGAGAAAGTGCCAACAATCCTGAGTATAATACTTACAGTAATTTTGCTTGGTATTATGTTTCTGGTGACTATACGCATTTATTCACTGAGTTTGGCAGAATAAATACAGGTACAGGAACATCTGAAGGTATACTTACGGCATGGAAGTACGATAGTGCTAACGATAGAACTTATCTGATGACCTACGATAATCCGGGGGTTTCTTTTAGTTCTGGCGATACTTTTTACTACAGCCCTTATGCTTTTGAAAGCGCAGGTACAACTTTAACTGTTACTAAAGATATAGATGAAAGATATGTTTCTGGTGGCGCACAGCCACACTCATTTAAGTTTAAAACATCTTATGACGATGCCGCTTTATCGTATAAATTACAAATGAAAGAGTATACAACTACTGACAGTGGGGCAGTTTTAGGAACAACAGTGACATTTACAGACGTAGAGGAACTTTAATATGTATGTAGTTGGTTATACGCTTATTGGTGGAACGGAAACTATTAAGCACCAAGAGTACGCTACTAAACAAGAAGCGATTGATGGTGCAGAAGCATTAGCTTTGGCATCTGTCAGTGATGAAACTATTGAACAAGTTTTGCGCGGTACTAAGCTATATGATGACGTAGTTGACTATAACGTATTACACGAAATACCACGATGATTCTTAGGAGAATAAAATGGTAACGGAAGAAACAAAACAAACTGTAGACGTATTGGCGGCATCAACTGGAGTCATGTCGTTAGCGGCTTGGTTGCCCCCTGTTGCAAGTTTATTCACGATTGTCTGGTTAGGTATTCGTATCTATGAATCAGATACAGTACAGAAGTTGTTGCCTAAAAAGTGAAAAGATTAGCTATCCTATGGCTACTTTCATCAGTGGCTTTTGCTAATGAGCAGGGTAGTTTAAACAACTATCATGGCGAGAACAGCGTAGCTAACAGCAACAACACGACTACTGACACAAGTAGCAAAACTGAAAACACTTACAATGGCGCAGGTGCGGCTAGTGAGATTCCAGTAGGTTCTGCAATCAGCCCAACTTTTATGTCTAATGGTTCTGATACTTGTTTAAAAGGCACAGCAGGTTCAGTGCAGACAGTTGCGGTTGGCTTTTCTAGCGGTGGTTATGAACTAGATGTAGATTGTACTAGGCTAAAGTATTCTAGGATGCTATCAACTTTAGGCTTAAAAGTGGCGGCAGTGTCTATGTTGTGCCAAAGTGAAGAGGTCTATAAGAGCATGTTGTTAGCGGGTTCACCATGCCCGTTTATAAACAATGGGAGATTAGTAGCGGGGAAGCGGGGGTTGATGCTAATAAAGCAGAACCCAGAATTATATATTCCTGATTACAAAAAGAATCGGAAATATTACAACGGCATTCTCCAGATAGGAAAGGTAAGCGAAGATGTGGAAGAAGATAGCGTTTCTATTAGCGATAAGTTCCGTAGCACAAAGCAGTGAGCTAGATGACCTGATTGACTCTAGCAACAGCATAGTTAGTCAGATTCAGACAGGCATAGCCCTTACTGGTGCGGCTACTGAGTATGCGTACACTGGCGGTGGTATATCTGACGGCACACTGTCTAGCACAGCGCACATCAGCGCAGAGCAGGTTGATGCCTATAACTCTGCATTGTCTAATATGTCTAATTATCTACCCTATGGCGCACCTGTAAAAGCAGTGCTAGAAAACATGGCTATGGATTCTCTGGCAGAAATGGAAACCCACATTGATACTTTTGTTGAGGTGACTGTTGATCTGGTTTCGGTTGCACAGGTAGCAGAAAAGGCTGAATCAGCAAGCACCCCCAAACAAGAAGAAGAAGTGCAGACCTTTGTTTCGCAGAATCAGGAAATGCTTACTATCGACCAAGACGATGTTGATACATACAACACCAGTCTCGATGAGATTGAAACATCAGCCAATGAGGCGGCAGTTTACCTGAGTGTCGCTAACTCTGAGGCGGCAGATTTCCTACAGCAATCAATAGAGGATAAAAACACAACATCTGCTGATGTTAATATCTTTTATGATGCAGGAGCGCAGTGGGTGGCTATGGGTTACAACACAACCAGAAATCTGACAGTTGTTTACTTGAATGGTAACGATGCCTTTGGTTTAGACTTGTACTACAGCGAGGCAGATATTCTTGCTCTAGGTACAGAGACAGAGTTTTATCAAACGTCACCTATCGCTATGGGTTATGATTGTTTCTTTAATATGGATTGCGAATAATGATTGAAGACAGCGAATTAAAGATAGGCGGTCAAACCTTTAAGGGTGCTTGGATCGCAGTAGTTTTAGCAATTGGCTCTACCATTGGCGGTGGAGTTTGGACTGCATCAAGCCTGTATTCAAGATTAGAAGCAGTCGAGTCAGTTCAAGTTCCTGACGTAGCACCTTTGCACGAATCTATCCAACTTATAGAACAACAGCTTAAAGACAACGATATAAGCCAATTAAGCGCGAAATTAGCGACTTTAGGCACAAACCTGATAACTATATCATCTCAGCAAGAAAAGCTCTTAGAAATCACTACAAGCGTATCTAATTTAGAAAAAGATATTGAGACAATGAGAGCCATAGTTGCAAAGGCTGAGTTGGTCGTAGAGGATGTGAATCAGATTAAAGCTAATTGGGATACTGCTAAAACGGAGTATGACGATATTTGGCGCGCACTTGATGCACTAGCCATGCCCTTATAGGAGAATATAACCATGTGGATGAATTTAATTGCACCAGTAGCCAAGTTAGCAGGTGGGCTGATTAAAAACAAAGCAGAAGAAAAGCAAGCTAAACACAAAGCCAAGATGAGCATGATCAAGAATGATGCAGACTGGGAATCTAAAATGGTTGATGCATCTGCACACAGTTGGAAAGACGAGTTCTGGACAATAGTATTATCAATCCCTGTATTCATGGTTGGATATGCTATAGTAGTTAATGATTTGACAGTTATTGACAGGGTAAAAGAGGGTTTTGATGCGCTTTCAGGCTTACCAGAATGGTATCAATACCTGTTGTTTATTTGTATAAGTTCTAGCTTTGGCATTAAAGGTGCTTCTAAGCTAATGAATATGAGGAAGTAACATGACAAGCAAAAAGCCAAAGGCTAAAAGCGAAAACGTAGAGAACAAGTATTTCTCACACAAAGAATTGAAGTGCAAGCACACAGGCGAGAACAAGTTTGACCCTGATTTTTTAGACTTGCTTACCAAGATCAGAATCGAATGTGATTTTCCATTTTCTATTTCTAGTGCTTACCGATCACCACAGCACCCGATTGAGATGCGTAAATCACGCGCAGGAGCGCACGCATCAGGCAAGGCTGTTGACATACTATGTCGCGGAGAAAATGCCGTAAAGCTAGTTTCTGTTGCTATAGCGTTTGGCATTACCCGCATTGGCATACAGCAAAAAGGTTCAGGTCGATTCATTCACATTGATGCCTGTACCCAAGATGACTTCCCAGAGATCGAGAACTACCCAGAAGAGACTATCTGGTCGTATTAATTTCATAGTAACTCCCATTTGCCTCACCTATGTGGGGCTTTTTTTTGCCTAAAGTAAAATTAAAACTTTACATTATGTAAAGTATCAGGCATACTAACTCAAATTAATCAAAAAAGGTAATATCAAATGTATGAATCATCAGTAATCAAAAGTGTTAGACGTCGCAAGGTTGCGCTTGAGCGTGATGTTGCAGAGTGCAGAGAAAGACTTACTGTTATGTCAGACAATGAATATAACAGATGGGGCAAGGTTGTTGAGTCAAAACTCACATCTCTTGAAAAACGACTAGAAACTGAGACTTGGTGGCACGATCATCTTCTCGCAGAAATCGCATAAGGAGCCAAATATGACTAAACTTTATCAGGTATACCTAGACAATAAGCTACTATGTTGCGTTCATAGAACTAAAGATAGCGCAGAAAAACTTGCGAGCAGATATTGTGGCAAGGGTTTAATAACAATAATTGCTACTAAAAATGTATAGCTAAAGGGGTTGACATGACAGATATTAATAAACTTTGCGCCTATGAGCGCGGTGAGTATGACTGCATACATGGTCATGCAGTTAGAAATAATGAGTCACCTGAATACTACTCAGGCTATGGCGATCAATACGCGCAAGAGCAGATTGATAATCACAGTAGTGAGCAACACTTAATCGTAATGGAGAAAAGCTATGAAAGAATATAATGGTCACAGAAGTTGGAATGCTTGGAATGTAAGCCTTTGGTTAACGAATAACGAGGAGACTTACCAGTTTGCTCGTCAGGTTTATGGTGACATGGGGCTAGAGAAAGCGGCAACTTATCTAACAATGGCACTACAAGGCGAGAAGACTCCTGATGGTGCTGTCTACACAAGAAAAGCAATTTATGAAGAACTAAAAACATGGGAGATTGAAAATGAAGTCGAGTGAACAAACTAATGAATTAGCGTTAGCGTTAAACCTAGCGCAAAGCCAAATGGGCGGGGCAATAAAAGATTCCTCTAACCCTTTCTTTAAATCTAGCTACGCAGACTTAACATCTGTAATCAAGGCAATCAAACAACCTTTCGCAGATAATGGTCTGAGTTACACGCAGTTTCCTGTGAGTGTTGATGGTCGCATTGGTGTAGCCACAAGATTAATGCACGTTTCTGGTCAATATATTGAGTCAGAGTTTGCACTACCTGTAGTGAAGCAAGACCCGCAAGCCGCAGGTTCAGCAATCACTTACGCTAGACGTTATGCACTGCAATCTATCGCAGGTATACCGACAGCAGATGATGATGCAGAATCAGCTATGCTACGAAATGCGCCTGATAACATAATCGCTGATAATAAAGTAGTAACCATAACTAGCCTCATTGAAGAAACAAAAAGCGATGAAAAAAAATTCTGCAAGCTGTTTAAGGTATCGAGCGTAACAGGCTTGAAAGATTCACAGTACGAAAGGGCATTGGCTATGTTAAATGCTAAAAAGGCTCAGAAATGATTATCCTTGTCAATGAGCAAGGCTCTGAGGCTTGGTTGCAATCTAGGCTAGGTAAACCCTCGGCAAGTTGTTTCGGTAAGCTAATAACGAGGACTGGTAAGCCTAGTACGTCTGCTGATAACTATATCAACGGATTGATCTTTGAAATGTTATCGCAAGAAATAACGCAGGGTCATACTAGCGATGCTATGATTCGCGGCACAGAGTTAGAGCCAGAGGCTCGAGAAAACTACGAGTTCATCACAGGCAACGAGGTTGAGGAAGTCGGTTTCATTGTCGACCTTAATGATACTTATGGTTGTTCGCCTGACGGGCTGATCGGTGAAGATGGTGGCGTTGAAATAAAATGTCCGCTAGGTGCAACGATGGTTAAGTACCTACGCGACCCAGATCAATTAGTGAAGAATTACTGGCAACAAATACAAGGCTGTATGTTTGTTACTGGTAGAAAGTGGTGGGATGCGTTCGCCTATCACCCGAGTACGCCTCATGTGCTTGTAAGAGTAGAACGTGATGATGCATACATTGAGTTACTAGAAGAACAAGTTATCAATGCTTGCTTAACTATTAAAACCGAAGTGGAGAAAAACAAATGAAAGTAGGATTAAATGTAAGAATTGATGTAACCAAGATCGACAAGTCGCGATTGTATAAAGGTGCTAAAGGAACATACTTAGACCTGACTACCTTTGTTGATACTGCGGTTGCTGACCAGTACGAAAACAATGGCTTCATAAGCCAGAGCCTAACTAAAGAAGAACGCGAAGCTAAAGAGAAAACGCCTATCTTAGGCAATGTTAAAGTGTTCTATACAGACAGTAGTTCACCTGATGGCACTAGCCAGTATGGTAATCAGGGTAAAGTCAAAGAAGTTTTGCAAGAATCTAATTTACTAGACGATGATATTCCTTTCTAGTTAAAAACCCCGCCCCCGAAAGGGCGGGTAAACCATAGGAGTGATGATCGGGGAAAACCATCACCGACAATTTAACACATAGGATGCTCAAATGATAGATTTTGGTAGATGTTTAAGAGAAGCGCAAAACATGCAAGGAGTCAGTAGTTCTGATCTTGCGCGTAAGTTAGGAGTTCACAGGCAACAAGTGAACATTTGGCGCAATAAAACTAACGTAAGGCTAGATACTGCTCTGAAAGTTTGCATGGCTTTAGGTTATGGATTAGACGAGTTTATTGCTTTATAAAAGAAAACCCCCTTTACAGGGGGCTTTACATTTGCTCTGTGATGAGCAATACTGAATGTGCGGATTCAGAAAGGTTATTCTAACACAGTATTATAGTGTCTTGTAACATTCCCTTTCTTTTTTCGCGCTTTAGTTATCGGGCTAGAGGCTGGCGAATCTCTTAAATAAAACGCCAGAGCGAAGTTGACCCTCTTGACATAGCCTCAAAAGCAGATCGGTTTCTGCTGATGAATAGATTAGATATTCGATACGATAACGAAACAACCGCGAAGTCGCTTTGCCCTTTGATCTATTATTTTACTCAGCGTAGTAAAAGGGTTAAAAGTGTCTTTAAAAAAATATATAAATAAATATTTAATTAAATAATCAGGCGAGGCTTGTCCGAGCCATAGGAGTTCAACATGACGCAGATATCAAGAGTTTTACAATACTTAGAAGATGGCAAGAAACTAACTTGCCTAAATGCTTTCAATGAATTAGGCATTACACAGGTAGCCGCTAGAATCTTTGAGCTTAAAGAGCTAGGGCATCCAATACAGAAGAAGATGATTACAGTGACAAACCGATACGATGAGAAGTGCAGTGTCGCTGAATACTATATGGGTGATAACCATGTTGCTTAATAACGGAGATACATACGAGGTAGATCAGGCAGACATTATCCAGTGGGAAAAGACTTATCCCGCAATCAATGTTTACCAAGAACTGAATGCAATGGAGTCGTGGCTTGATGCTAACCCTACGCGCAGGAAAACACCTAAAGGCATTAAGAGGTTTATTAACTCTTGGTTAGCCAGAGCGCAAGACAAGGGCGGCTCACCGCAGGTTCGTGCTAAAACTCACAGCATCAGGAACAGGTCAGTAGAAGACAGCCTAGCTGATGTTTCTTGGGTGCAAAACGTAGAAGCAAAGAACAGAGCAATTAATCACTTCATAGGCAAGTATGGTTTCTATTGGGATGGGGAGAGAAAAAATGGAGTATAGATATATAGTTTGGGTTGGCGGTATAGATAATTATTTTTATTACAAAGAAGATGCAAAAGACTTCGCTGATTCATGGAGAGAGCAAGGTTACGAAGACATAATAATTGAGGCATTTGATCATGGGTAGTACAAAGAAAGTTTTATATAAGGGAAAGCACCCTGATTTGGTTAATGGTAAATCATACGGGTATGAAGATTACGCTAGGGTTGCGGGCGTTAATTATAAGAGTCTTTATTCAAGGCTATACGGAAAAAATGTCGTAACTGATGTTGATCTACGACCAGTCAGAACACCTGCCAATATTGGTCAGAGTGTAAAAAAATGGGATGGTAATGATTTATCTCAAAAGTGGCTTAGTCGCAGGATATGACTGAGGGGCAATTTGTGAAGTTTAATAACAAAGAAGAAGTTGAAAAAAAGGTGAAGTTTCTGATTGAGGATATGCTTAACTGGGATTTCACCACACCCCTTTCAGTAAAGCTAGAGCCATACCAGAACGCAAGAAGCCTTAACCAGAATGCGCTGTTGCATATGTGGTGCAGAGAGATTGTTAAGGGTATGAAAAAGAAAGGTTTTGAGGTTTCAGAGGGCGACCCAGTAGAGGCGTGGAAGCTCTGGCTAAAGCGCAGATTCTTAGGCACAGATAATTTCAGGATAAGCAAGACCGAGATCAGTGGTCAGGTGAAACGCAGTAGCCAACTGGGAAAGGGCGAGATGGTGCATTTCTTAGATCAATGCTATCATTGGGCAAGTGAGCAGGGGATAAAACTAACCATACCGCGAGAAAGCGAATATGCGGAGTTAAAAAATCAACAGGAGCAATAGGGAATGGATAAGATCGACCCAAGAACACTGTTA